ATATGAAGGATTTAGATGAAGTAAGTGCTAACATATGGGTAGTAAACGGTAAAGTAGTTCGTTGTGTACTTAACCCATTCAAACCTGCACGTATCCCTTACTATGCAGTACCTTATGAGCATAATCCATACAGCTTCTTTGGTGTAGGTATTGCTGAAAATATGGATGATACACAAACATTGATGAACGGTTTCATGCGAATGGCTGTTGACAATGCTGTATTATCTGGTAATCTTCTTATTGAGATAGACGAAACTAACCTAGTTCCAGGTCAAGACATGTCAGTATATCCTGGCAAAGTCTTTCGCAGACAGGGCGGTGCACCTGGTCAAGCTATCTTTGGCACTAAGTTTCCAAACGTTGCAGGTGAAAACATGCAGCTATTTGATAAGGCAAGGGTATTAGCAGATGAATCAACTGGTTTCCCATCTTTCGCTCATGGTCAAACAGGCGTTTCGGGTGTGGGCCGTACTGCTTCTGGTATTAGTATGCTTATGTCTGCTGCCAACGGTAGTATCAGGACTGTTGTAAAGAACGTAGATGACTATCTTCTAGCACCTATAGGTAGAGCATTCTTTGCATTCAACATGCAGTTTGACTTTGATGAAGGTATTCGTGGTGACTTAGAAGTAAAAGCTAACGGTACTGAAAGCCTTATGGCTAACGAAGTACGCAGCCAACGCTTGATGCAATTCTTACAGGTAGCTTCTAACCCAATGTTAGCACCCTTTGCTAAGATGGATTACATTGTAAGAGAGATAGCTAAGAGCATGGATCTAGACCCTGATAAAGTTACAAACTCTATGGCAGACGCAGCAATACAAGCTGAGATAATGAAAGCTTTCCAACAACCTATGCCAACCCCTGAACAACAACAAGCTCCTCCTGAAGAAGGTGCACCACCTGCAGGTGCGGATGTACAAGATCCTACAGGCGCAGGAGGTGGAAACATAGGTACAGGAACAGCCCCAGTTCCAGGTGAACAAGGATTTAGTGGTAATGTCGCTTAAAGCTTTTGTAAACAATAAAGCACAGTGGGATTCATTCTGTGAAGAACTAGATATTTTAATTCTTGAGCAACAAAGAAGACTAGAGCAGTCAGAGGTGGCAATAGACTTACATCGTTGCCAAGGTTCAATCTCTACATTACGAAGACTAAAATATTTGAGGGATAAAGTTAATGGCAACAAATGAAGACAAACAGATGGTACTGGCATTTATGGCTGATGAAGTTGATGTAGACCCAGTATCAGGCAATGAAGTACCTCCAGGCTCACTACCTGAAGAAGTACGAGATGACATTCCTGCACGTTTATCTGAAGGTGAGTATGTAGTACCTGCTGATGTTCTTCGTTTTTATGGTGTTAAGTTTTTTGAAGACCTACGAGAAAATGCTAAAGTAGAACTAGCTCGTATGGACAGAGAAGGTAGAATAGGTGGTGAACCTATACCAGATGAAAGACTTTCTGATGAAGAGAAAGCAGAGCTAGACTCTATAGGTGCAGCAGTAGGTGGCTTCATTACAGGTCAAGCTTCTCAGTCTACAATGGCAGATCCGTACCAACAACAACAGATGATGTACAGACAAGGTGCACCTGTTGCTATGGGTAATGCAGGTTATGATAAAGGTGGGTTAGAAGACGGTACAAATCCTACATACACAGACGAACAACTACGTAATGTTTTTGCTCCAGGCTTTAGCTTTCTTGATACACCTGTAGACTCTGCAGCAACTAGCAGTGTAATACTTTATGGTCCTGGCGGTGAGGTAGTAACTTTATTCTTACCTGCACAACAAGGCTTGTATGATGAATACATAGAAAAGGGATACTCAACAGAGCAAGTAAAAGTAACGACAGAAACTGAAGTAGGTCAACCTCAAGGTGGTGGTGGCTCAGGTCCAATACAACAAGAGGAAGAAGAAAAGATACCTCTTGAAGATATGAGTATAGATGAGCTTACAGCTACAATAAAAGGGTTGGGTACTATGAATAGTATTGCAACTGCTATTGCATCTACTGTAGGGCTACCTATTACAGCATTAATAAATACAGCTACTGTTGCTCAGTATAATGATGCTATCGATTTACTGGAAGATAAAAGCGGAAAAACAGATCATGGCTTTGAAAGAAAAGGTAGTATCTTCGGTGGTGAGTCTAGTTTATTTGAGGGTCTAGAAGACTCAGATGGTTCTGGAGGTTCTTCATTTGGTGATACATGGCTAGGTGATTTATTAGGCTTTGATGGTAAGTCAGGTGTACAAGGAGACGGACTAAAAGATTCATTTGGTGGGTCACGAAGAGATGGTGATACTAATAAAGGTGGAAGCTCTGGATCAAGTAAAAATAAACCTAGTACTCTTACTAGAGCAGAACAAGATGTTGTAATTAAAGAGAGTGCTGCAGCTATTGACAAACAAGATGCTGATAATTTTGAAGACCTATAAATAATTCCATATAACTATAAGGCTACCCAGTTTAATTACTGGCCCCAACATAAGGAGAAAACAAAATGGCTGAAGTAGAACAAGTAGAGGTGCATTCCGCATCTCATATGCGTAACCAAGCAAGAATAAATAAAGATGAAGAAGAGTTACGTAATCTGTTAAAAGACGCAGGGTATACACAGGAAGATGAAACCCAAGAAGAAACTGCTGAAGCTAAACCCGATAGCAAAGAGCCTGAAGCTAAACCAGTACAGGCAGAAGGTGATTCCAAACAAAAAGAAGAACCAAAAGCAGAAGCACAAGAAGCAGATGATGACGATGCAGACCTAAGTGCTGAAGAGAAGACTTTCAAGCAACGCTACGGTGACATCAGGCGGCACATGAAAGATAAAGAACAAGAGTGGAAACTCAGGTTCGAGAAGCTAGAGTCACAGCTAGAGTCTGCAACTAAGAATGAACTTGTACTACCTAAGTCAGAGAAAGACATAGAAGCTTGGTCTAAGAAGTATCCTGATGTAGCAGGTATAGTAGAAGCTATAGCTGACAAGAAAGCACAAGAGCGTTCATCAGATATAGACAAGCGACTGAAGGAAGTTGAAGAGCTAAGAGTTACAGCTAAACGTGAAAAAGCTGAAGCTGAACTATCTGTAATGCATCCTGACTTCAACACTATTCGTGCTGATGATACATTCCATGAGTGGGCTAAGGAACAACCTAAGTGGGTACAAGATGCTTTGTATGAGAATGTAGATGATGCTAAGTCTGTATCTCGTGTAATAGATTTGTACAAAGCAGACAAAGGTATTACAACTAAGAAGAAGCCTACTGAAGATAAAGGAGCAGCTTCTTCTGTAACAACAAAACGTACTACAATACCTAGCGACAATGAAGAGTCTAAATATATTAGAGAATCTCAGGTTGCTAATATGTCTATCAAGGAATACGAAAAGCGTCAGGACGAAATAATGGATGCCCAACGCTCAGGAAAGTTTATTTATGATATGTCAAGAAAATAGTTGACAAAACAGATTTCATAAGTAAAACTATGGCATATACACCATAACTGTGTGTATGCTTTAACAAGCACTAGCCACAAAAAGACTTACCTCAAAGTATAGGCCCAGACCAGACTAGTAGGCCAAACAGTCTGTAAACTGACTACCCTAACACCAAGAGCCTCTTTATAGTGGGTATGTAGTGTAAATTTTCACGCCATATCTATAAGGAGATTTAACTATGGCTATAGCAGTTGCCTCTGGCAAAAGCGGATTTGACGGCAATTTCAGCCCGATTATCTATTCCAAACAAGCACAGATTGCTCTAAGAAAAGCATCTGTTGCAAACGCAATCACTAACAACTCCTACTTCGGAGACATTGCAAACCAAGGTGATGTAGTTCGTATCCAGAAAGAGCCTGATGTAACAGTCAACGCTTTGGAGCGTAAAACTGCAATCTCCGTAGAAGACTTAGATGACTCTGAGTTTTCACTAACCATTGACAAAGCTAACTACTTTGCTTTTAAAATGGATGACATCGAAGATCAATTCTCATCAGTTGATTTCGTTAGCCTAGCTGCAGACAGAGCAGCATACAAAATGGCTGACGCAATGGATGCAGACTTACTTCAGTATATGTCAGGTCACTCTGGTGCAGGTGCAATCACTACCACAGTTTCAGGTACAGCACAGCACCCAACATCAGGTGAAATAAACGGTGAATTTCTAAAGGCTAACCGTTTAGATGCGTCTGACATTGGACACATCACAACATCAGCATCAAGTGGTACAACTGGTGACTCCATTCCTCTAGCTGCACGTCTTCCAGGTGCAACAGCGTTGTCAACATCTGTGACATCTCCGTTGACTGTGATTGCACGTATGGCTCGTCAGATGGATACAGCAAATGTTGACTCACGAGGCAGATGGTTAGTTGTGGACCCAGTGTTCATGGAAATCTTAAAAGACGAAGATTCACGTCTATTAAATGCTGACTACGGTGGAGCAGGTCTACAAAATGGACTAGCTGTAAACAACTTACACGGCTTCCGACTTTATGTATCTAACAACTTACCTGCTAAAGGTACAGGTGCAGGTACATCTGGAGCATCTGCACAAGACGATCATTACGGTGTTATCTTGGCAGGTCAGGAAGATGCGGTTGCTTCTGCAGAGCAGATCAACAAAGTTGAAAACTACCGTGATCCAGACTCATTTGCAGACATTGTACGTGGTATGCACCTATACGGTCGCAAAATATTGCGCCCTCAAGCATTGGTGTCAGCTATTTACAACGCTGCTTAATACTAAATATACTGTTGGGCGAGCTATGTCAAGCTTGCCCTTCAGCTTATATAACAGTAGGATAACTCTATGGCTACTTATGTCACACTAGTAAATGAATTGCTAAGACGTATGAACGAGGTCACACTTGATACTGCAGGTGATGGCTTTGATTCTGTAAGAAACGTGCAAGCTTTAGCTAAAGACGCAGTAAATAGTAGCATTAGACTTATTCTACAGGATGGTCAGGAGTGGCCCTTCCTCAAAACAACTTTTACACAGGCTCTTACTGTAGGTACAAGACAGTATGATTTTCCTGCAGACTATTCTAGCACAGACTGGGATACATTCTATCTTAAGAAACTAAGCTCCGAAAACAACAGTCCTATGCCATTAAGTGTAATATCTTATGAGCAGTACATACAGAATGTACGTCCATCAGATGATACAGGTGATCAAGTAAATGGAGATGGACCTCCTGCACTAGTGTATCAAACATTAGGTACAGCTTTTGGTGTTAGCCCCATACCTAATGCAGCATATGAAATAGAGTATGTGTATTGGAAATTTCCTACAGACTTAACTGCATTTAATGATGTATCAATTATACCAGATAGGTTTAAGCACGTAGTTATAGATGGTGCTATGATGTTTATGATGCGTTTTCGTAGTAATGAACAAAGTGCTGCCATGCATCAGAATAACTTTGAAGATGGCATCAAGACAATGCGTAGAGTTTTAATTGATGATACTTTATTTGTACGCTCTACTGTTGTAGGTGATTCAAGGACAAGTTCATTTACTAGTGGTGTATAATGGCTGATAATCTAGCTTCCTTCAAAGTCTTCTGCCAAGGAGGACTTAACACTAGTAGGGATGTGCTTTCTCAAGGTGAGACACAGCCTGGATCAGCTATATCACTACTTAACTACGAACCTGCTGTTACTGGTGGCTACAGAAAGATAAGTGGCTTTGCTAATAATTATGGCACAGTTACAGGTACAGGAAATGTTTTAGGTGTTTGTGTAGCTGATGGTATAAATGATGGTATACTAGCTTGTAGAAAACCTTCATCAGGTAACAATTACTTACACAAATGGAATAA